TTTCTACCCCACACTGTTTCAACGAACCCATATTGTATTGCGTGTTGCTTAGTTTCTTCAATGCACTTCTTAACACCTGGAAAAGATGCAAAAAATTTATCTATTATATTTTGAGCTTCCTTCTTAGGTATTCCCAATTGTTCAGATATAGATGCTACTCCCATATCATACATGATTCCTAAAATTATGCTTTTCATGGCTCCCCTTCTTTTCTTGCCCTCAGGATTTTTTGTGCCATCAATTCTATATTCCTTACACTCATCATAAGGTATTTTATACACTAGGGAACCACACCAAGAATATATATCCTTGCCTTCAACATATGCTTGGATTAGATTGATATCCTGACTTAAATGAGCGAGTATTCGAGGCTCTTGTTGACTGTAGTCACAACCTATTAATACATAGCCTTCTGCTGCTGTAAACATCTTTCTTATTTCTTTATTCTTAGACGGTATGTTTTGCATATTTGGGTCGCTACTTGATAGCCTTCCAGTATCTGCACCATATTGATTAAATGAACAGTGGATTCTACCTGTCTTAGGATTAATAATCTTAGGTAACTTATCTACATAAGTACTCAATAATTTGGCTGTTTCCCTGTAGTCTAATATTGCTTTCGCTACAGGTGTATCCATTTGAGATATAATTTCCTCACCTGTGCCCCTTGGTTTATCTTTATCCACTATAGGTAATTTTAGAATATCATAAAGTAATATTGCTATCTGGGTATTACTTGATATGCTTATAGGATCGCTTAGTTTGCTATTTGGATTCTTTTTTCTATAGTCTAGTAGCTCATTTTTGTACATATCTAGCACATTGTAGAACGCCTTTTCTTTATCTCCTAGTTCTATATTATACTTAGTAGATAAAGTTGCTGCAAATGCCCTATCAATTGTTATGCCTGTATCCTCTATCATAGCTATGACTGGTACTAGTGGCATTTCAATATTAAAAAACACTTTTGATACTTTTTCCAGCTTGTACTCATCACAACAATTAGGATCTAGATACTGTTTTTGGAATAGGTATAATTCATATGTTATCTCCGCATCTCTAGCTGCGTATATATAGCCGGTGTTTATAGGTATATGAGTAAAGATAACACCCTCAAATAATGAACTAAAATCCCATATTTTACTATCTTGTTGACCGCAGTATTTATTATGCAACACCTTCAAACCAGCTGGTTCGTTTTCATTTAGTAGTTTTGCTGCTAACATAGTATCCCAATAAACTTGGGTGAAATAATGCCCCACTTGATTTTGTATTATTCTTATGTCGAACTTTGCATTGTGCATAATTATTAGACAAGTAGATAGTCTACTCAATTGCTGCTTAACTATATCTGAATCTATTTGATTATCTGCCTTCATACCTGTTATATAACTGACATGATTAATGGGTACATATATTGCTTTCTCTCCAGGAGTGTATAAGCTAACACCTGCGATAATGCACTCTAGTGGATTTAAACCTGTGGTCTCAGTATCTATTGAAACAATGCCGTTTTCAATACATTTGTCTATATAGGCTATAAATTTATCTACATCTACACCCCTATAGCAGTCATATTTGTCTGCGTATTTACCTAGATTCTGGCTCACAACCGCCGTTATGGTTGAAATCTTCTCCATTAGTCCGCCTTTTCCTCCCTTAATAACAGAAGGAGCAGATTTCAACAATTGTTTTGATTTCTTGACAATGGTTTGATCTGCTTCTCTTGTTGACCTAGTAGGTAAATTAAATAATGACACTAGAATTTGTCATTATTGGTTGATCTTCTATTTAAAGGTCTAACTGCGGGTTCCGGCGTAGTTGCCGCAGATACACTTCTTCTAGCTGGTTGAGCTGGTTGTGGAGCAGCTGCAGGTCTTCTTGTAGCTACTTCTTGAGCAGCTGGTTGACCTACTGCTGGAAAGCTACCTGTTTGAAGAAAGTCTTCTATATCTTCATATGTCTTATCTAATATAATAGTCCCCAATGGATCAGTTCTTTCTGGTAAATCAGCTAACATTGTATCATCAGATTGAAGTGGATAAGGCATATATTTTGTGCCAGTATCTCCCTTTTTTCCTTGTCTTTCAATTTCAAAAGGTGTTGATACTAATGGATTATATCTATTGCAAAGACCTAAAATAGTATCCTTGAATGATCTACCTCTATCCCATATTTTAACTTTTTCTTCGTTTACATCATACAAAGATACGAACATTTTAGGTATTATTGGATACTTTGCTAGGCATAATGGGCAGTCATCAAGTGGCTGAGTGTAATCCCTCAAACAATTAATATACCTTCTCTTACCGTTAACCTCAATTTCATGCACCACCTCTTCAAAAGTTTCGTACATAAATCTTACAGTCGCGATGTCTTTATCATTAGGTAAGCTAAAAAATTCACTATTACCGCCTGATTGATAATTTTCCATATCATTTGGATTAATTCTTCCCATATTCATTACTCCTCTCAAGTTTATAAGTTTGGTTGAGAACAGGTCTCATTTATTATATAGATTTATTTGCTTGTCTGTAAAGTATTTCTCTAACTTTTCTTTAACTCTTTTCTTTATATAGCCCACACCCATTCTAGATATGCCCATTAGCACAGCTATCTCACTATCTTTTGATACTCCATTATCTTGCATAATATAGCTACAGTATAGTTTTTCAGTAGCGGATAAATCAGACTTTTCAACTAGGTCAACTACCTCAAAATTATACTCATCTGTCGTAGGAGTTTCATATCCTGATTCTTTTAATTCCTCATAACTTGTGCTGTTATATAGTATCCTTCTCTTATCTGTGCTAAGAGCGATTAACTCAGTCCTAAACGCATTAAATAATATTGAGGTATAAAAAGTGGAAAACTTTGCTGTCTCCTGATTATAGTTTAGTAACGCACTATCTAATCCAGTTAAAGCTATGCTAGCCTTGTCATCCTCTGACATTAAATAATACTTTGAAGCTACCGAATAGGTAAGATAGTATAGTTTTTCAAATGCTAATGAGAGTAATGATTTATCACGAGTTTTTTTGTATCTATCTGAAATTTCATCGATTGTCAATTCTTTTTGATCTTCTTTAATTTGATTTCTTAGCATCATAAGAGTTGATTGCATGATTTTGTCCCCTTTAAAAGTTTATAAGTTTTTACCGTACTTGACGATAAGGTTATTATACTACATACTTTTTCATTTGTAAAGGCTTTTTAGTAAAATTTTTTTAAATTTTTAAACTCCCCAAAAGATAAATCGTTGATGTCTTTTTCTATTGGAATATCGTACTGTGTCACTATTTTACTTTTACCCAATGCATGCCTTAATTTTTTAGCCGCTTCTTGTCCGGCTTTGTCTGGATCAGTTGCTAAAATGAAATTACGACATGGTAACTTCTTTAACTGCTCGTATTGAAATGGGGTACCTGTACCGAATAGTGCTACCCCTACCTTACCATATACATAACAGGTCATGGCATTAATTGGTGATTCACATACAATTAATTCCTTGGTTCCTACAGGTATTTCATATAGCCCATAAACCGGTTTTTGTATTTGGGAAGGATAATTAAAAAATTTAGATTTAACACTTCTTCTTGCTATAAAAAGACAGACACCTTTTTCATTTCTTACAGGAAATGTTATACAATCTGTCTTTTCATCATAGCCTATGTCAAACCTTTCAATTACCTCATCAGTTAGTTTTCTTTTTTTCATATATGGATGATAATACCTATATGAATCTAACTCCTCTTCGGTAGGCATGAAGAGCCTAGTAGTTACATTTTTCTTCTTGCGGGTATAATTAAGTTCAATGGGTTTTCTTGATTCAACTTGTATAGATATAAAATTCCTAATAAGCCAGTGTCGACCAAATTGACCATCATCGTCTTTTTTAAAACAGTGACTTATCATCTGATCTAATGTAGCTGTATAGCCACAAGAGAAACAATGTACTGTACCAGCTGGCGTATTTTCTATTTCTTTTGTGCTTACTCCACAAGATGGTTTTTTCTCTTGACCTTCAGCATGCATAGGACAGGTAAACTGTATATTATTAGGACCCGGTTTTATATTCTTTAATCTGCTCATACCATTTAGATTTAGCTGATCCCTCAATTCAAGCAATATGTCAATCTCTGATGTTGTTATATAGGTATTATTAACTTTAAACAACTAGAACACCTCCTTTCCATCAAAGAATTCCTTTTTAATTTCAGCTACTCTACCTGGTTCAGCTGTGCTTCCTTCCGAGTGTGGGATATATTTAAAATTACCTCTATCAATATCCCAATAATAAATGAGTTTATCTCCTACTCTACCCTCACGATTTTTCTTAATACTTATTTCTAGCCCAGCTCCACTTTGTCTCATAGAAAGAACCCTTGATGAGTTATGTGCTATAGCATCACTTTCACTAATATGCTCTAATTCTGGAGTGCCCTCTGATTCTTTATTAACTGCACCACTTCTATTTGCTTGCACTAATCCAATTATAGGAATGCTATATTTCATACTGGCATCAAATAAATCACTTGATATATGATCTAACTGTGTTCTCAATTGATCACCCTTTCCTGATCTTTCATCAAGCATCAGAGAGTATTGATCTATTCCAACTATATCCAATTTATATTTTTCTATCATTCTGCATATTTTGGATACTGTAGCTCTTCCTCCCAATTCCTTAGGCGTTATAATTACAAATGGATTTTCCCTTGTTCTAAGACTGCTTATATAGCTCTCATAATCTAGTTCTGAGACACCCCTTAATAAGTTAGTATTAGAAAAATGGTTAAACAATGTATCAAACCTATATCCTAATTTATCAGGTGACATCTCACCGCTATATAGACCCACTCTTTTGCCTTGTTTCCAAGCAGCTGTTAAAAATTGTAATAGTAACCATGACTTACCTTGATTAGTTCTACCTACTACAGTTATTAATTCCTCTCCGGGCATCCATCCAAATAGTAATTTATCTAGTTCTTCTAGTCCAGTAAGTATGACTGATTTAGATTTACCAGATTGCTTAGAAATATAAGAATCAAATCTACTAGTTGCATCCTTTATTATATCTACTCCAGTTATCAGATTAGTGGTCGTAAGCTCCGGTATTTTGCTAAGCATATATTGCACCGCATCATGTGAGTTAGTGGATAATAATTCAGCTACTTTATTTATAACTCCAACAGATTTATAATATAGGTGCTCCTCATTTATAGTATCTACAAGATATTGATCTGTTTCTGTTACATCTAATAATTCAAATGTTGTAAACTTCGATAGAAATGTCTCTTTATCTGGTAGTTTATCGTATTCTTTTTCGAATGAGCATATAAAATTATACTCATCAGGATAAGCTAGAAAATATTCATGTGATAGATTATTATTCTTTATAATGTCTAATTTTCCTTCTTTTAAGACTTTATTTAATAATTGTAGTTCTATCATTCACCTATCCTCCTATCCTCTCCAACGAGAGCCACACGA